CCGGCGGGCCGCCCCTTTTCTTTTATCACGGAGGGGAACACAATGGGACAGCACTGGAGCCATCTGACGCCGACCAAGCGCATCCAGCTCGACGCCTTCATCCGCGCGGGAATGAAGCCGACGGACATCGCCAAGGAGCTCGGCGTCCACCATACGACAATCTACCGGGAGCTGAAGCGGTGCACCTACGAGCACCTCAACAGCGACTACACCACCGAGACCAGATACAACCCCGAAGGCGCACAGGCCCGCTATGAGGCCAACCTCCGCGCCAAGGGCCCGGAGCTGAAGATCGGCAACGACTACGAGCTGGCCGACTACCTGATCGCCAAGATCCGCGACGAGAAGTACAGCCCGGAGGCCGCGATCGGTGAGGCCGAGGTCAAGGGCTGGCCCTTCAAGACCCACATCTGCGCGAGTACCGCCTACAACTACATCCGCGGCGAGATCTTCGGCGACGAGCTGACCGTCTCCATGCTGCCGCAGCACGGCAAGCGCCACCAGCCAGAGCGCCCGGCCGGATCCATGCCTCGCAAGCCCGCCGGCCGGAGTATCGAGGATCGCCCTGAGCACATCAACGACCGCAGCACCTTCGGTCACTGGGAGATGGACAGCGTCGAGAGCTGCCAAGGCGTCAGCAACACCTACATCGTGATGACCGAGCGGAAAACGCGCTGGGAGCTCATTATACCGTCGCCGGACAAGACGGCTGCCAGCGTCGTCGCTGCGATCGACGGGCTCGAGGCCAAGTACGGCGACCTGTTCCCAAAGGTATTCAGATCCATCACCTGCGACAACGGCTGCGAGTTTGCCGACGCTGCCGGGATTGAGCGAAGCGCAAGCGGCAAGGGCGCCCGCACCGAGGTCTACTACTGCCACCCCTACCGGCCGAGTGAGCGCGGATCTAACGAAAACCAAAACGGCCTAATCCGGCGGCACGTTCCGAAGGGCACCGACCTCAGCACAATCTCAGACGAGGAAACCAAGCGGATCGAGGCGTGGCTCAACAACTACCCGCGGAAAATGTTCGGTTATCTGTGCTCCGAGCAGCTTTTCCGCGAGGAAATGGCCCTCATTCTGGCCTCGTAAAATTATTTTTGCTTTTTTGTGCATTTACTCTTGACAAACGGCTTGACAAGCCCCGCGCCATGGGCTAAAATAGTTGTGCGAGTATGACAGACAGTCGCGCGGCGAGGCCGAAAGGCCCGCTGTGAGGAAAGTCCGGGCTCCACAGGGCAAGGATAACGGGTAACGCCCGCCCAGAGCGATCTGAGGAAAAGTGCAACAGAAATAGACCGCCCGAGGTATGCAAGTATCTCAGGTAAGGANATTATCATTAAACGCACAGAGACTCAAACGAGTCGGCTGTGCGTTTTTTCTTTACTACAACCCCATAGGACGGAGGTGAGACTGACGGGAAAGTACCGCTACCTGACCTTCGAGGACAGGAAGAAGATCGAGGCGTGGCATCTGCTCGGAGATCGGCCGGTCGATATTGCGGCCCGCCTGAGCGTCCACCACACCACGATCTACAAGGAGCTCCAGCGAGGCGCGACCGGCGCGCTGGACGCCAACCAGCGCGAAGGGTACAGCGCAGAGCTCGCCGAGAGGCGGCTGCGTGAGAGCTTCAAGCGCAGAGGTAAACGAGCACCGGCCGCACAGTAGCCAAGAACACCCGGCAGCGCCGGGCCGAAGAAAGGAGAGCCCAACATGAAAACAATCACACGACCCCGACGCTGAAAAATGGACGAGCTGCGCACCCCCCTCCGCGCTGCTCTCTGAAGCGATCCGGCGGTCGTGTTTCTGCTTTTCAGGGACTCGACACCACCAAGATCCCCCGGCTCCGGCCGGGCCAAGATGAAAGGAGACCACCATGACACAGAAAGAGCTCGAGCAGAAGGTCATCGACGCCGAGGGCCGCGTGGCGAAGCGTGAGGCCGTACTCAAGAAGCACAACAGCCAGCTCGCCAAAATGATTGAAAAAGGCGCCGACCGCTTCGACATCAGCATCAAGCGCGAGGACATCAAGAGCGCGACCTCCAAGCTGGCCGAGGCCCGCGAGACCCTCGCAAACTGGCAGGATAAGCTCAACGCCCGGATCACCCGCGACGCCTACCTCGAGGCAAACACCCCGGAGATCCTGAAGGACTTCCTCGAAAGCTGGAAACGGCACGCGATCGGCTACTACCAAGAGAAGCGGATCCGCTTCATCAAGTACCGCGAGGGCCTGAAGGCCGAGGAGCGAGCTGCCCGGCTGGAGGCGCTTCAGACGCTCCCCTCTCTCGAGAAGTACCGCGAGCTCTACAAGGGCCGCGAGCTGACCGACTACGACCTCGCAAACCTCTGGCCGCGCCGCGACGTCGACGCCTTCCTGAGTGAGCGAGGGCTGGAATATCACCAGATCCAGAAGAAGCTCCGCGAAGCGGGCGACCAGATCACGCTCAGGCTGCTGGAGATCCACAACGAGGACGAGCGCGAGGCGTGGCTTGAAAAGACGATGGAAGAAGAAAAGCGGGCCAAGCTGCTCGACCTGATCGGCCGCATTATGAGCACGGTCGGAACCATCACCGACGCCGCAGCGCTCTACATAGGCCCCGAGGGCGACATCAACGGCATCATCGTCGGCACGGAGGGCAAGGCAAAGATCCAGACCATCGGAGCCGGCGGCTATAACATCCAGTGTTTCCACTTCAGGACGCTGATCCACGAGATAAAGTGAGGTGACGAGCATGAACACCAAAGCCATCCGGCAGCTCGCCGACGTCACGCTGGACAAGTACCGCAGCTCGATCCCCCGCAAAGCCTTCGAGGAGTTTGTGAAGGACATCATCACCGGCGAGAACCGCGCGACCGCCTTCAGATACGAGGCGAGCCCCATCTGCCGGGCCTCGTTCCCGTCCACGCTGGACGAGGACGGCGCCCGCTGCACCGTGGAGGTCACGGTCTACCGGCTGAACGCCGTGGCCGCCACAGCCTTCCTGCTGGACGGGCCCGAGACGCTGCTGCGGCACATCGGGCTCGACGAGCGGGACACCTACACCACCAAGCACGAGATCGACGACCTCGTCACCGTCGTGCACATCACCAGAGAGGAGGCACCAGCATGGCAGCACTGAGAGACATCGCCCGAGACTTCGCCGCGGAGATCCGCGACGGCATCGGCTGGACAATCGTGTATCGCATCGGCCGCTCGTGGAACGCCCTGACGATCTGGAGCGACATCTGGAACGGCGAGTGGGAGACCGACGACCTCAACGACGCCATCGGGATCCTGAAGGCCGACCCGGACGCCGTCATCGTCAACGGCTACTACTGCGGCCACTTCGGTGAGGACATGACCATCGACGAGATCGCCGCCGGGATCCGCTGGCACTACGAAGGCGGCCACAACCGCCTCGCGGACTATTGCGAAGTCACGCAAGGCCGGGACGCCCTCGAGGAGGGCCGCAAGGCTGCTGAAGCTGCCGGCCTCCCGTTCTGCGAGCGTCTGGCCGACGGCGGCGATGACGAGCTGAGCCCCTACGTCTACGACGGCAGCATGGCGCTCGCCGATCACGAGAAGATGCAGCAGGCCCGCGAAGCCTTCGAGAAGCTGGCCGACGCACTGCGCGAAGCCTTCGAGAAACTGGTCGAGGCCATGAAGCCAGTCATCAACGCTGTGCTCTCTGCCTTCAAAAAGCTCTGGAAGGTATCAGCCAAAGCTCTCGGAGTGCCGCCGAAGTGGCTGCACCTCGCGGCCCACGCAAAGAAAGCCAGAACCCGGAAGAAGTACCGCAACCGCATCCGGCGCTACGTTTTCGAGGCTCTGGCTGCGGAAGGAGGTGGAGGCCCATGACAGCCAAGTGCGTCGGCTGCGGGCTCGACTGGAACGTCAGCATCTACCAGAAGATCCCCCGCACCGGCTACATCTGCCCGCACTGTGAGAGCCGGCTCCGCGCCGGCGAGACCCTACCGAACATTCAGGCCAGCCAGAAGGCTCGGCCGCAGAGAACGAAAGGAGCAACCCCATGAAAAAGATCGCACTCAAGAACGCCGCCCGCGGCACGGCCTTCGACTATGCCGGCCAGAGCTGGATCCTGCTGGAGAATGATGACGGCCGCGCCCTCTGCCTGAGCAAGGACATCATCGAGACCCGAGCCTTTGACGAGGGCAACTGCAACAACTTCGCCGTCGCCAGCAGCAAGGAATACCTCAACGGCGCCTACCTCGACAACCTGCTCGAGGACGTGAACGGCCCCAACGCCTTCCTGACCACGGAGCTCGACCTGACCACCGACGACGGCCTGAAGGACTACGGCACCTGCACCGTCACCATCTTCCTGCTGACGGTCGACCAGTACCGGCGCAACCGCGACGTCATCCCCAACGCAGACGACTGGTGGTGGCTCTCCACCGCCTTCAGCACGAAGTCTAACGGCTACGAGTCACTCGCCCGCTTCGTCTACACCGATGGCACTCTGAACAGGGGCCTCGCCTTCAACGGCGACAACGGCCTGCGCCCCGCTTGTTATCTGGACTCCGATCTCCTGATCTCCATCGAGGACGACGAAGCCACCGACGACGTCACGCCGGAGCACGCCGGCGAGATCATCGCGGCGCTGGCCGAGCAGTTCGGCGGCACCTTCGCCACCGAGGATCAACTGACCACAGCCCTCTCGTTTATGCTCGGCACCCTGAGAGCCACCCGCGAGAAGGAGGCCCGGCATGAGTAACCTCTCCACCCTGTTCGACCGCTACAAGGCCCTCGTCGTGTTTGATACCGAGACCAGCGTCCTCGACTTCGACAACGACCAGATCATCGAGCTCGCCGCCCTGCGCGTGGAGCACACGGCCATCGGCGGCCTGCGGATCGCCGGCAAGATGGACACCTTCATCAAGCTGCCCGAGGGCGAGACCCTCCCGGAGAACATCGTCAGCCTGACCGGCATCACCGACGAGCGGCTCCAGACCGAGGGCGTGCAGCCTGCCAAGGCGGCCAGCCAGATCGCCAAGCTCATGCAGAACGGCCCGACCCTGATGATCGCCCACAATGCGCAGTTTGACGCCTGTTTCCTCCGCGGCCTGCTTCGCGGCCAGAAGGTCGGCCGGATCGACTGGCTGGACAGCCTGACGGTCTACAAAGACCGCAGGGCCTACCCGCACAAGCTCGCCAACGCGATCATCGCCTACGACCTAACCGGCAAGGTGCAGAACAGCCATCGCGCCATCGACGACGTGCTGGCCCTGTTCGAGGTGCTGAAGGCGATGGACGACGAGCGTGAGGATCTCGGCAGCTACGTCAACCTGTTCGGCTACAACCCCAAGTACGGCGTCAGCGGCCGCCGGATCGTGGGCGTCAGATATGAGCCGCAGAGCTTCAGCAAGGGCCTGACTCGCCCGGAGCAGACGCTCCCGGCCCGCGTGGCGCGGAGGTGACAGCATGAGCCCGGAGATCACGATCACGAGCGAGGAGCTGCGCGAGCGCGTCGAGGATCACCTTGACCGCTGGATCCCTGACGACGTCTGGAACCGTGCCGAGCCCTACGCCCGCCACAAAAACGAAGTAAACCGGCAGCGACACCCCGAGATCGACTACTACGACAACGACTACCTCGTGCTGCTGACCGCTGACACCGTCCGAGAGACCGAGTTCAGCGACCTCACTCACGCCCTCTGTGATCTGACCGTCGCACGGGCTCAGTGAAAGGAGAAACCAATGGAAACCACAAAAGAAAGGGCCGCCCGTTGCGACCGGGCGACCCATGCGAGAAGATCCAGCAGCCTGTCAGCATACGGATCCCGCACCGCAAGTATAACACGCCGGCGCCGCCGTGCCAAGAGGAAAGCCCTGAGAGCTGCCACGCTGGCCGCTGCCGTCCTTCTGCTGGGCGGCATCTCTGTGGCAATCTTCACCACCCCGACCGGCAGCAAGCAGGAGACCAACATCCTGCCGCCGACCACCACCGTCGGCACATACATCCCGGACACCTCCGCACCGGCCGCTGAGACCGTGGAGCCGACCGAGCCCGCCGTGCGCTACCCTCTGACCGACGCCGAGCGCGACGTCGTCGAGCGCGTGGTCATGGCCGAGGCCGGCGGGGAGTCCTTCGAGGGCCAGATGCTCGTCGCTCAGTGCATCCTCAACGCAGCCGAGAAGCGCGGCGTCGACCCCTCTGAGGCCGTCGTCCTTTACAGCTACACCAAGAGCCGGCCGGATCCCACACAGCGCGTCAAGGACGCCGTCGCGGCCGTGTTCGACCGAGGCGAGACCGTCGTGGACGAGCCGATCCTCTACTTCTACAACCCCGCCCTCGTGACCAGCGACTTCCACGAGAGTCAGATCTTCGTCATCGAGGAAGGCGGGCACCGTTTCTTTGCAGAAAGGAGTACCAGATGAAACACCTCACCGAAATGAAGCCGGGCGAGACCCTGCACCTCCGCAGCGGCCGCGACCTCGAGCTCGAGAGCGTCACCCCTGTCACCTGCGGCGTGATGCTCACCTTCAACGTCACCGAAAGAAAGGAGCACAATAATGAGCGATAAGACCACCGCGGCCCTCGCTGCCGAGCAGGCAGACACAGAGGCCACCACCACGCAGGAGGCCGAGCTGCTGCCTGCTGCCACGCTGGACGAGCTGGAGCAGGTCGACCTCGGCACCGTCGCAGAGGGCGAGCGCGCCCCGTTCCGTATCACTGACGACCGCTGTGCCGACTGGGCCATCCGCAAGATCGCCGACGAGCGCAGCGAGTACGACCGCCTGAAGGCTCTGGCCGACGAGCAGATCGCGGCCATCAACGAGAAAGTCGCCGCCGCCCGCAAGCGCATGGAGAACGGCACCTCGTACCTCACGAGCTGTCTGGCCGACTTCTTCGCCACCGTCCCCCACAAGGAGACCAAGACGACGGAGAAGTACCGCCTCCTCTCCGGCACCCTGACCTTCAAGAAGGGCACCACCAAGACCAAGCTCGACGAGACCAAGCTGGTGCCGTGGCTCAAGGCCAACGGCTACGGCGAGCTCGTAAAGGTCGAGGAGTCAACCCGCTGGGCCGATCTGAAGAAGCTGCTCAGCTACACCGGCGACATCGCAACTCTGACCGAGACCGGCGAGATCGTGGAGGGCGTCACCGTCTACGAGACCCCGGGCATCTTCACGGTCGACGTGTAAGGAGGCACCGATATGGCAGA